GAATCGTAAGGAGGTGAGAAACCATGAGAGACCCGATTAACTTTCTCGACCACGTGGTCGAGTATCCGGGACGGTTCCAGGAAACCGACCTGGGAAACAACCTGATCCAGCATGATCCGGCACCGGGTGAGATCGTCCAGGAAGGCACTCCGCTGAATGCGGCGAACATGAACCTTCTGGACACTGCGGCCCTGCAGGCCATCATGATGGGATCGCTGAACACTTCTCTCCTGCGGCAGCTCTCCGACAAGGTCGAGGCGCAGGCAGGCGAGCAGATCGAGGTCACGCTGACCAACACTCAGCAGTACCCGTTCAACAACAGCAACAAGGCCGTGCAGCTGGGTACCAACCGGAACAAGAAGAACTACACTGTCCTGGTGGAAGTTCTCTCTTCGGAAGGCGGCGGCGTGGGCGAGATCCTCGTCACGAACAAGCTGCTCAATGGATTCCAGATCGCATACACCGGAGCGGCCTCGTCCGTCACGGTCAACTGCATCGTGCAGGGAGGATTCTGATATGGCGAACGTGATCATTAAGTCCGAGGAAAGACGGGAGCAGGAGGCCTTCGTGGCTCGCTCCTTCGGAATCGGCAAAGAGGCAACCAGTGAGCAGCGCGAGGCGGTCGAGGTGATCGCCAGACGCTCCGAGGAAGCTGCGCAGGCAGGAAGAAGAATGGAGGGAAGATGACATGCAGGTTATTAAGAAGCCGGAAAATGCCACGAACGTGGTGGAGTATGAGATCATCGGCGGCAAGACCATCGACTTCGAAGACGGGGAGCTGTCCTTCAACGTCAAGAAGCGCGAGCAGGACGATGATGTGACCATTTACATCTGCAGGGACTTCCTGGGCGGACTCGTAATGGGAACGGCAGCAGGTGACACCTATGTCGCGGAGCTGTTCATCCCGGCCAGGGAGTATGTGGATGAGGGCGATGGTGAGGAGGCTACGCACACTCCTGTGCCGTTCGACATCGACAAGTGCGTGCTTACCCTGTGGGAGGAGGATTAAACCATGAGCAATTTTGACGATCTGAAACTGGCGGTCGAGTCTCTGACCGGAGGGAAGAACACGGTCCTGCTGGATGATGTCGGCCTGCCGTCCATCATGGTGGTGTGGCCGAAACAGAAAAACAACGCTCTCTTTGCTGGCGGCTCTGACATCGTTCATCCCGGCAGCATCGTGAACGGCGTGGAGAAGGATTTCTACGTTTCCAAGTATCTGAACGTGGTCTACAACAACCGCGCATACTCTCTCCCGATGAGGGATCCGAAAGCAAATATCAACTTCGACACGGCCCTGGCGAACTGCCGCAACAAGGGACGCGGCTGGGGCCTGACGCCTTATGCCCTGTGGGCGCAGATCGCGCTCTGGTGCCGCAAGAATGGTACGATGCCCAGGGGCAACAACAACTATGGATCCGATCACGCCTACGCTCACGAGAAAGGTGTGCCGAGCATGGCTCTGGATGCAGACAATCGTATTCAGAGAACGGCCACCGGATCCGGTCCGGCAACCTGGAACCACAACTGGCTTCCGGACGGCATCGCGGATCTGAACGGAAACGTCTGGGACTGGTGCGCAGGCATGCGCATCGTAGACGGCGAGATCCAGGTGATCCCGTATGCGAACTGCATGGATCCTGACGTCTCGCTCGGAGCTAACTCTACGGCGTGGAAGGCGATCAGTGCCGAAGGCGAACTGGTCGATCCGGGCACTTCCGGGACGCTGAAGTACGATTATCTGTCCAGCAAGATCACGCTGACCACGGACACGGTCACGGATGACGGCTCGACTTCCAGAGGAACCGGATACACGGCCCTCGGTCTGAAGTCCGGCCTGACCGTACCGGAACTGGCGAAGGCCCTGATCCTGTACCCGGATGAGCCGGGCGGAGATTACGGTGGAGATTACCGCTACGTGACGCTGGCAGGCGAGCGCGTGCCGAGCTGCGGCGGCTACTGGTACCACACTGGCCACGCAGGTGTGTTCTACGTGTCCCTCTACCACACTCGGGGCTCCTCGTACACGACCCTCGGCTTCCGCTCCGCTTACTGTGACCTGTAAACCGTCTCCTGTCTCCTGCCTGCGGTAGCAGGCACCTGACACGAGAGCTTGCGAGAAGGTGGCGGTGAAAGCGTAAAGCCGCCACCTTTTGTTTCCACAGGAGAATGCCATGAGAGACGAGGCTACCAAGGGAGCGGAACGGGAAAGCGTTCTGACTAAGATCGAGGACGCGATGGACTACATCGAGCCGTTCCTGGATAAGTTCCCGAGGCCGGAGAAAGGATATGCAGGCCTCGCGACCAGGATCCGGCAGACGCTCTGCACCATGGCCGAACGGGCGATGGATACGCAGAAATGCTTCTATGCGAAGTCGACTCTGAAGGAGCTGACGGAGCTGGACAAGCAGCTGGCGTACTGCCGATTCTACGCCAAGAGGGCGAAGAAAAAGAAGGTCATGGCCCTGCATACCTATTCTGTTTTCAATGACTACCTGACGGAGATCGGGAAGATGCTCGGAAGCTGGATCAAGACGGTCAAGGCCTCCGAAGAGGCTGAACTTAAGAAGATGAAACGATGATTTCACCGGGGACGGGCTATTGCGCGTGCCGAACTGCGGCGGCAACTGGAACAACACTGGCAACGCAGGTGTGTTCTACGTGAACCTCAACAACACTCGGGGCAACTCGAACACGAACATCGGCTTCCGCTCCGCTCGGCCTCCATAAGTCGGATTAGGCAGGGGATCACGGTCACCTGTCCAGTACAGGAGGTTAAGGAGTCCGTTTCCGCTCCGGGCAGAAATGCAGGAGGAAAAATAAAGCACCGGAGAGCGAAGATCCGTGTCCGGCGCACCTGCGGAAACCGCAAGTAGCAGACAGCGAACGCTGTGACACGCAGTTTTTTATAAACATGATCAAGAATGTGTTCGACATCATCTTCTCGATGGACAACCTCTACCTTGCTTTGGAAGACGCGTCCAGGGGCAGGCGTTATCAGAAGGATGTCCTGCAGTTCAATGATGACGCAGGCAAGCTCCTGCGTGAACTGAGGGATGAAGTCTACAGAGGCACATACCGCATCGAGAAGTACCATGTCTTTTACGTGTACGAGCCGAAGAAGCGGATGATCATGAGCATTGCCTTCAAGCACCGGGTGATTCAGTGGGCGATCTACCGGATCATCAATCCGCTTTTCACGAAGGGATACATCGAGGACAGCTACGGCTGCATCGATGGGCGCGGCGCGACTTCGGCAATGCAGCGGCTCAAGTACTGGGTCGACCAGGCAGGCCGCAAGGGCGGCACGTGGTACTTTCTGAAGCTCGACATCAGCAAGTACTTCTACCGCATTTCGCACAGGGTCCTCAAGAAGATCCTGCGCAAGAAGATCGATGATGACCGTCTGCTCTATCTGCTGGACGGGATCATTGACTGCGAGAACAGGGCCTTCGGACTGCCCAGAGGGAAGAGTCCCGGAGAGGTCAGACCGGAGGAGATGCTGTTCGATGTGGGGATGCCAATCGGCAACCTCATGTCTCAGGTTTTCGCAAACCTGTACCTGGACGCGCTCGACCAGTTCTGCAAGAGGGTCCTCGGAATCCATTACTACATCAGGTACATGGATGACGTGATCATCCTCTGCGACAGCAAGGAGCAGCTCCGCGAGTGGAAAGACCGCATCGAGGAGTTCCTTCTTTCGGAGCTGGAACTGGATCTGAACAGGAAGACTTGCATCCGTCCGATCAGCCAGGGCATCGAGTTCGTGGGCTACCGGATCTGGCCGACACACGTGGTGCTGCGCAAGCGGACCACGCTCCACATCAAACGGTCACTGAAGAAAGTCCAGGAACAATACCATGACTACGAGATCACGATGGAGGACGCATTCGCTTCTCTTCAGAGTTACCTTGGAATGTTCTGCCACTGCGACAGCCATTCCCTGCAGGAGAAGATCCTGGAAGAGTTCGTCCTGACGCACGGTGACAGGATTTCACAAGAGGAAGAAATATGGATAACAAGTTCAAGTGCAGCCACGGCAAGCACGGCTTCTGCCGCAGGTACTTAAGGGCCTGCTCGGACACATGCCGATACTTTAACCAGTGCGGCGAGTGCCGGGCCTACTTCATCCCGTACCACCAGAAGCCCTGCCGTGTGTGCATAAATAACCCGATCAGGGAGAAAGGAGGTAAGGACCGATGACTATTTACCAATGGCTCTCCCTGTTCGGAGTGCCGACACTCTTTGTTGCGGTCGTAGGTTACCTGGTCAAGCAGATCAAGGATAACGACCGGAAGACCGAGGCAGTTCAACTGGGAGTGCAGAGCATCCTCATGGATCGGCTGGACTATCTGCATGATGCATACGTCAAGCAGGGCTGGGTGGATGTGCACAAGAAACGACTCTTCGAGAATATGTACAACCAGTACAAGGTACTGGGACTCGATGGAGTCATGCAGCAGTCGTGGGAGGACGTGCAGAAACTGCCGACACAGCCTCCCAGAGTGGAAGGAGCAACGACATGAAAAACAAAATTGATGCCGGAACGATTATCCGGACGGTGATCCTGGCACTGGCTCTGATCAATCAGATCCTGACGGCCTCCGGCCACGCCATCATCCCGATCAGTGATGAGACCATCACGCAGCTGATCAGCGCAGCGGCCACTGTCCTGACAGCTATCATCGCATGGTGGAAGAACAACTCTTTCACCCAGGAGGCCATCGAAGCGGATCAGTATCTCGATCAGCTTCGGAGCAACAAATGAACATGCCTGCCATGGGGCGGTGGGGAGCTTCGGCTCCCTGCCGTTTTTAGAATCTCTAAAAGGGAGGAATGCAAGATGGGATTTATTAAAATTGCAGACCGGAAGATCATCGACAAGACGAAGGAAAACCTCTCTCAGGTGCCGAGGAGTCGCGGAGGCAACGCCATCAAGTTCATCGTGGTCCATTACATGGGCGTTCCGAACAGGCAGAGCTTCTGGCTTTACGGCGGAGGCTACGGAGGCCACTACAACATCTTCTTCGATGGGACGATCTACAAGTCTGCAGATCCGAAGACGGCAATCCTCTGGCACTGCGGCGGAGGCCTGCAGGGCAGCGGAGGACACAGCTTTCACGGGATCTGCACCAACTCCAACTCCATCGGAATCGAGTGCGCCTGCAAGTACACGGAGGACGTCAGCGATGCCTCCGGGGACAGCGGCAAGTGGTACTTCACCACGGAGACGCAGGAGTCCATCGTCTATCTGGTTTCCAAGCTGATGGACGAGTACGGCATCGGCATCGATCACGTGATCCGGCACTACGATGTGACCGGGAAGATCTGCCCGAATCCGTATGTGAAGAACAACAACCTCCGGACGAGCTGGAC